TTATTTCCCACATTACGGAACAACCAATACCATTGATTTTAATGGTGCTGCCAATGTCCGCCGTTCCCTTCCGAGTTGATGATGGCAACCACTTTTTAATCCCTATTTTCGCCCCGGATGGTTGTTTCTCAACACCATCAACAAGCCGCCCCATTACGTTGATTCTGGTGGCCCGGTGGCCTTTCCATGATAGGAAATTACAAATGAACGATGTGAGGCCGTTCGCGGTGTCAACCTTCGGAACCTTTGGCTCCAGATAAAAACCATCTTTGAACGCGGACGGATATTGTATCTTAAACCATTCCAGGTGCGCGGACATGTACCTGGGGTGATCAGTCTTTTTTGCCATAGTATTCATTGTAAAATTTCTCGGCATCAATCAACGCGTCTTGTTTTTCTATGTCGGTAGTGCCGTTCCAATATGCATTTTTTATCTGCTCTTTCTCCATTGCTTTTGCTTGTTCTTGAATATGAGTAGGTATCCACACCCCCATATTTTTGTGTATTCCCTCTATTAACCATTCAACTGCTGTTTATTGTGCCATAGTTTATTTGTATTTACCCACCCATTGTACTCCTTGGGCGGTGGTTATTTTCTGCGGTATTTGACCATGTTCTATACACTCTTCTCCAAGACCCATATCTACTTCAAAATATTTCATCTCGCACTCAAACTCTGTTGGGTATTGGTGGAAAGATTGGATGATTTCTTTTGGTGAGTATTTTTTAGCATTACCAATAACAGTCATTACTTTTTCATGTGCCATATCAATAGCCTTCCTCATATCCTCTTCGGTGTACTTATACTTTTCACGGGCTTTGTTGTAGCCTGATTTGTAACCCGTTACCAACCATTCCTTATACAACTGATTGCAAGATTCTCCATACTCCTCAAGACCATCTTCCTGATGTCGGGAATATGGTGGTAGTAAGTCTACATCTTCAAGGATGGGTGAGTCGTTGAGTGGTAGGTGGGCAATGATTTTCTTATAATAATGTTCTGCAAATGCACCATTATAAGCAACCACTCCAAAGTAATCACTTGCTGGTATATCACATAAACAGTTATCTCCTACTTTAATCTCTGAGTCATCTACTACCAAGATATAATCCGTAGTCTTAATTAATTTATACGTCATAGTTTATTTGTTATAAGTTTCGTTGTAGTAAGTTTCAGAATAAAATTTAGGTGCTGAATTTATGTGATATTGATATTCATACTCTTGACCTTCATCAAATGCTTTGATTATCTGACCTTTCTCCATTCTATAGGCGTGATTATAGATTGCTACTTTACTATAGAATTTACTATGACCACTATCAAATTTTCTAATTTCTTCAATCAACCACTCTACGGCAGTCGTGTTTTCTGTTTGTTGTGTCATAGTTTATTTGCTTTGAGTTAATTGTTCTTGCATCCACAATGCACCTCTTGAAAAACCATCGGTGAACGTACATTCATTTGTTAAGTCAAAGTTGTCTTTGTTGTACAACTTCCAATCATCAAATCTTTTCATAGCTATTTCCTCTTTTGTTACAACTACACATGGATTAGAATGTGGTATTGAATGGTTTCTTTCTATACTTTCAAGTGATTCTAATTGTTCTTCTAATGCTTCTATTTTTGCATCAATGCAAAGTTTATTGTTTCTTAATCTTTTAAGTTCAGTTCTCGTGTCTTCTATTGCTCTTTCTATTTTGTTCATAATTTATCTTTTATTTGTTTTAAAATATCAAAAATATCCTTTAAGGCTAATGTTATAAAAATACTTCCTACAAATATTGCTACTGATGTCATATGTTTAAAGTTGATATCCCTCAATATACTTTTTTTGTACTTATTCCATCCCCCTAAATTACACCAAGCGTAATGACACATCTCATTAAACCCTAATTCTTTAAGTTCAATAGCCAAATTATATGGCAAATATTCTTTATTCATTGTCTTGGTAATTTGAGTAGTCAAGAAAAATATCTACAAACTCAATAGCGTCTCTATCGTCATGTCCAAGAATGGTATGTGATTCTTTTGTATAATCTTTTAATTTTTGAACAAGTTCTATCATATTTTGCTTGGTATAATAAAGACCTTCTCTTGCTTCATATTGATTTTGTGCTTCTTTATAACCCCCTAACCAACCTTCCATCCAAACACCTATTTCTTTACCATCTCTACACTCTACATTAGGAATTACGGGTATTAATATTTCTTGTTTAGATTTTTCTACTCCACCCCAATAAGTAAGTGGTTTACCTTTTTCATCTGTTTGTTGTGCCATAGTTTATTTATTTATTTCTAATAAGAGTCTGAATAGAAGATATGTTATACCGAATACTAAGACACTTGATGCTATAATTAATCCACCTCCGTGCTCTTCCATTATATCATTAAGTTTCCTAATATACCAATTAAACAGGTGTTGTATCAATACAATGAATAAGCATAGTGAGATTGTTTCGATTGTTAGTGCCATGTTATTTTTTTTAAATTATCCCAAACATTGAATCGCGTTTCTTTTCATCGCTTCGTTTCTTACGTTCCGCGTTTTCGCACAATTTACAATAAACCGCCATCCTATCCTTTCGGGCGGTTGATTTGCTGAACATTGTTTTTTCTTTGAACTTATTGCATTTCGGGCATGTTTTTCCGTCCATTTAAAATAATGTTTTTTGTTTTTTTGTTTCTACCAAATCCAATATATTTTTTTTAGCCAGATCAAAATAAGATTCTTTTAATTCAAAACCAATTCCTTTGCGATCCATTTTAACGGCTTGATAAACTTCTGATCCAATACCCATGAATGGCGTTAAAATAGTGTCTTGTTTATTGGAATACAAATGAATCAATCTTTCAATTGTTTCAAGTTGCAACGGGCAAATATGCTTTTCATCGTTTTCATCCCTGCCGTTTCTAAACCCCTGCAATGTATTGCCGTAATTTATATCCATCCAAACAGGCGATGCATATTTCTGCCATGTATCAACACTCAAATCAGTATTTGTTACCGGGTTATTCCTTTCTCCATCCTTGCGAAAAACCATAACATAATCTGGAATACCCACCCGGCTCATGGTTGAATCTTTTTTGACTTGCTTATGCAACAATCCCAATGCCTTTGTCCTTTGCATTTCAACCACCGGATCTTTCCAGATAGTTACCCGGCTCGCATAAATAAACCCGGCATTTTGAAACGCGCTTAATATCATGCCGCTGAAATCTCTCAATCCGATGAATCCCTCTTTTCCTTTTTGAATCGGCAAATCCATACAATGAACTGCCACATTGCGCCCCGGCATCATTACCCGGTATAGTTCTTTAATCAAAAATCCAAACTGAATCAAAAATTCATTATAATCTTTTGAATTTCCCATATCCTCAATATGGTTTGAATATGTGTACAATTCAGCAAACGGCGGACTAAATACACTTAATCCAATTGAATCATCTTTAATCTCTTTTATAAGATTAACGCAATCGCCTCTTTTAATTTTAAAATAATCGTTTTGCAATTCTTCTGTGTTATATGTCGCGGTTTGCATAACTTGCCCAGACAGGTTTGCGTTTATTGCTTTGCTCATTTCATCTTGCATGATCTCGAATTGTTTTTGTTTTGTGTCAATTGATTGTTTAACATTGGTCATTGTGTCTGTTGTAATCAAATAAATATTGACTTGATTTTTTTGTCCGAACCTATATGATCGCCTTATTGCTTGATACAATCCTTCGAAACTGAAATCCAATGATGCAAATATTTGATTTTTGCAATTCTGATAATTCATTCCGAATGATGCAATCTTTGTTTTGGTGATCAATATTCTGAATTCATTATTTGCAAATCCCAACAATTTGGATTCTTTCCATTCATTTGTATCTGATCCCTTTACTTCGATGGCCTCCGGTAATAACTTTTTTAAAAATTCGCCTTCCTCGTTTTGCTTTATCCAAATGATAAAATTCTCCGATGGTTTTGAATTTATTAATTCAACAACTTGATCCAATCGTTCAATCTTTGTTAATCTTAACTCTTGATTGAAATTTGTTGCCGATATTGCAATATCGTTGAATAGTTGGCCGTTTTCCCTGGATTGTGTTTTTACCTGGTATTCCTCAATGTTCAATGCAGGCAAATCGTAACCATTCATTTGAAAACCGATATCATTTGGCTTGTTTAGCATGATCGCCCATGATCCAATAAACTGATAAAATAGCTTAACGGCGTGGCCCTTCAATCTCCATTTAGCGGTTTCGCCGCCATCATGGACAAAGTACATGGCTAACATTTCATTCCGGCTCATGACATCCAAAAACTCTGAATGGTTACCCAATTCCATTGGATCGTTTGGCGATGGTGTAGCGGTGCATGCAAGTTTATAGGGTGTATTTCTGAAATTATCAATGATCTGTTTTTTTATTGATCCTTCATAATTTTTCAATATCGATGATTCATCTAATACAATCCCGGAATACAATGAACAATCTATATTGTCCAATTGCTCATAATTGCTAAAATGAATTAACGATGTATCGATATTGAACTTTTCGGCCTCTTTAATTGTCTGGCCTTTTACTGCCAATGGCATCAATATTAATACATGTTTTTTGGTATAGCTCGAAACTTGAAACGCCCATTCTAACTGCATCAACGTTTTGCCCAAACCGCAATCGGCAAATATTGCATATTTACCGGCGTTCAATGCTCTTGATACAATAAACTTTTGAAACGGGAATAGATTGTAATTCAATAATGATTCATCAATTTTGAATCCGCTTTGAATTATGTTTTTATGTTTTGTTTTTAGAAATTCTGTGTAGTTCATTTTGTTGTGGGTTTTTTATGATTTCAGAAAAAATGAGCCAACGTAGAAACGCCGGCCCGTTCACAATTAAAAACAAATATCAGAATGGGAGATCATCGATCACGTTGGCCGCCGGTGCATCCGGTTGCCTTAATTCGGATTTCTTAAAATTACCGATGTAGGTTTTCTTTTCTTTTGCTTCGCGTTGTTCTTTTGATTGTCGAACAGAAACGGAACCTATGTTTCCGTATTGATCAACATTTTCATTGATCCAAATGTCGATGTTCAAATACAACTTGCCATTTTTTGCCTGCGTTAAATTTCCTTTTGGGATGTCAGAAACACAGATTGATCCATTGAATAACTGATTCATGATGATTGCCGGGTATCGGTTGCCGGTGCCGTTAAAAGTTAAATAGCGATATTTTCCGGAATTCCGTATTTTAAAATTTGCCGTTCCCAAAATTCGGGCGCTTGTCTTATCAACGCCTTTTCGGTGTTTAGCGTTTTAGGGCATACCCGGATGATGATCCCGGTGGGCGTGTTTGTTGCCAGACAATACCCGGTTAATTGATTGCCGTATCCGAAATGATCAATCGACTTGCCCAATGGCATTTCCGAAACTTTTAAATCAACAATCAATCGGCCAGGTCGAATCAAATCAATACGGCCTTTGTATTGCATCGACAACCCGGCATGTTCCATGTTGCATGTTACCGATACTTCGGATTGCATGTGTTTGACCAATTCACCGATCTGGAACAATAAAACCCGGGCAATTGGGACAACCAATTCCCGGTTTGCTCCATTGTATTTTTCGGGTTCCAAAATATAATTATGTACGGCGGTTCCCAACATCATTTTTTTAGTCGGTGTGAAATCGCCGTTTTTTATTCCGGAATACGAAAGGCCGGGAAGGGCGCGGTATTGATCAAAGTTCAAACCGGGGTGAACTTTTAGTCTTGTTATTTGCATACTTCAATGGTTTCAATTCCAGGGATAACGTTTCCGGTTTCGTTGATATGCTTCGCCAATGCGTCCGCCATTTGCCCAATGGTTAACTTTGTCCATGACTTGACACGAACGTATTGGTTAACGTATGGCCACAATCTGACAAAATTTGAAACGATTGTTTTTGCCCATTGTTCCGTTTCATCAACTTTGATCTTGATTTCCTTTTTTACTTTCGGCGTTTCAACGATCATGGTTTCGGCCTCGGCAATCAATGCATTTGTTGCCGTTTCGAATTCCAAATCCATTTCGAACGCCATTTCCGCAACTTGTTTATGTTTCTCGATGGATTCGATTGCAACATCGACATTCGCTAAATCATTGGCATAGGTTGACCAAATTACGGAAATGTTTTTAATTGCCGTTTCCAGATCATCAGCCGGATTGTATTTTTCGATGGAATCATAAATTTCCTTTGCCAGGCCATCCGAAACTAATTTCCTTTCGAACTTTTGAAATTCGGGCAATTTCCATTCGTTCAAAATCCTTTTCATGTCTTGAACCATCGCCGGGATTGCATGCGTTGGATGCTTTTCTTTTAAGCAATTGGAATAGGATTCCAATGTAACGCGTTCAAGTTCATGGCGATATTGCGCCGCGATCCGGAACCATTCATTGACAATGTGCGCCTTCAATGCCGCGATTTCATTGGCGATGGCTTGTTGTTTTTCGGCGTTTTCCGCGGCTTGTTTTCGCATTTCCAATTCGATGGCGGCGGCGGCCTCAATATTGGCCGCCATTCGCTTTTCAAATTCCATCGTTGGATTTATCAATTTTTCGTCAATCATGCGCGTAAATTCCAAACGCTTTGATTTGGCGTCGGACATAACTTGCTTTGCCGATTTTATGTTGTGCTGAATCACATCAAGTGGATTCCCATCTATGCCGTTAATGTAATCCTGGACGGCCAATTCGGCCCGTTGCAATTCATCGAACAATGATGTTTTGATGTCGGCTAACTTTAACCAACCATTTTGAACCGGTGTCAAATTCATAATACAAAGTTTTGATCGTTTTTAGATTGTTTTGCGACGTCGATTTGCAAACGTTGGCCGTCCGTCATTTCAACATTTTCAATGGCCCAATCGTACAATGACAAATCGGAACCGGCCGCCATTTGTCCGGCTTCGATTCCGGCGCAAAGTTTTTCGAATTGTTCCGCCGTCAATGTGCGTTTAACCGATGGCGTTTCAACAACCTGGGCCGTTGCATCTTCGGTAACTTGTTCCATTTCCTCCGGGACATAAACCGGATTTTCGTAAATGTCGGGCGTGTACCACTTAACGCCGTTTGACATGGCCCGGGCGAATAGCATGTTTTTGGGAAAACGATCGATGTTTTTGGTTCCGGCTTTCTTTGCATCTTCGATGGTGAATGTGGAAATTCCCAGGGATTTGATATCCGATCCCGGAACCTTTGTTCCGAATTCAATCGAGCAAACTTTGTCTGTATGTTCCAAGACCCGATAATCATATTTCCCGAATCCCTTAACGCGTGCCGCCATTAATCCGGCCCCAATGGTGGGTTTGCCCTGGATGATATGAATTCCCGACATGGCGGCGAATGGTGAAATGCCCATTTCCGCGCCGGCCATGATTTTCACAACCGCTTGTTGTGCTGATTTGATGTCGGAAAACATTCCGGATTTGAAAAACGTTTCGCCGATTGTGAGCGCATCGGCCGCGCTTTTTACAATTTGATTCATGTTGTGGGTTTTTTTATGATTCTAATGTAGGAATGATTAAGGATTTTACGGCCTTTGTCAATGATCCGTATTTTTTAACAATTGCCTTTTTATCGGCATCTTTTAAATAAGCCGAAACAAGTTTCGCGTGTTGATCGGCCGGGATTTTTTTTCGACCTGGTTTTAATTTTTCCATGTGTGTATTTTTTGATTTGATGCAAATATAGGGAATATTTGATATAAAAAATAAAATAAAAAATATTTTTAAAAATGTTTTGTAATATGGTTTTTTACTTTATCTTTGAATCTCACAATTAAAAACAAAACAACATGTCAAACGTAGCAACAACAATCTTGAACCAATTGGGCGGAAAAAAATTCATCGTAATGACCGGATCAAAAAACTTTGTAACCACAAATAACGGCGGATTATTGATGAAATTATCCCGTAACGCATCCGGTGCGCAATATCTCAAAATTGAATTGAATGCTTCCGACCTTTACGAAATGGAATTTTTTTCTGTTCGCGGATTCGAAATGAAAAAAAAGGCCGAATTTTCCGGAGTTTATTGTGATCAGTTGACCAACATTTTCGAATCAGTTACCGGCCTTTATACATCATTTTAAATTCATCCAGGGCCGGGAAACCGGCCCTTTAAAACCTTCAAAAATGAAAAATAAAAAAATTCTAACATGGGCAATCATTCTCACAATGCTTTACATTGTCGGCCAACTCCAGGACCAGTTTTGCCGGTAACGCCTTACGAAATATGGCAAATAGAACGATATGGAAATTTTATTTCCGAATCGAATCCAACGCCCCAGGAACCCGAAAAAACATTTTTTGAATATCAAATTGAAATCTTCGAACATGATGAAATATATAATCAATAAAAACGGCCCAATCTTATTTCCGGCTGATGTTCCACATGAAACAATTGCGCCGGTTGTAGGCGAAATTTTTAGCCACGGGTATTGCGTTTTTTGGTTTGGCTCCGAATCGCAACGATTTGAATGCTTTACGTTGCCGGAAATAACGGCAACGCCGAATGATTACGTTATCATTGAAAACTTTTTAAATGGCTAAAATAGTAGCAATATGGATTCGGTGCCGTTTGTGCCGAACCCTTTACACCATCTCACATTTAAAACAATCAACATGCCCGAAATGTCATTGCCTAAATGGCCCGAAATGAACCCAATTGAACGCCATCGATTGATCGGTGAATTGATCGATGCCATGATCTACTCCGGCCAAGCCGTTGTAATCCTAAAAGATTGCGTTGAAGGATTCCGCGCCGCCGGATACATTAAATCCATAATTTTACCGGACAATCAAACGCTTGAAAATGGTATCTAATTTTATTACCTCAATTCATCATTTGCGCATTGCCACCGAATACATGGATGATATTGTCCGCCAATACCCCGGATCGCGTTCATGCGTTTTGTTCGATAACTATTCGAAAAAATGCAAATGGATATTGCGCGACATTGCCACATACCCCCATTTCACCGATGAGATTCGCGATGGCATCCAAGCCGAAATAAATTCCGATCCGCTTACCTATCGCGCCATCATGGAACGAATTTCATTGCTCGCCCCGGATCAACGCAATTTGTTGGAATTCGTGATTGACGATCTCCTAAATGGAAAACAAATCAAAATTGAAATAAATGAACAATCGTAATTTTCAACATGGTTTTATCACCGGGTTTCTGGCGGCTTTGATTGCAATCTTAATAATCGGATTGATATGAAAAAAAACATTGAATTGATTGTGCAAGTTATTTTATTTTTTGTCATCGCGATTCCAACGGCGATTTGTTTTTACATTGCCAATGAAATATTTTTTCTATTTAAAAAATTCAAATGAAAGCCACCCATTCCATTCATGAATACATCGAGAAAAACGAAACCCGAAAAAATGTTCGTTGGCGCATTCATGGCGGCA